CGTGGCTGGGGATATTCCTAGCAATAACAAGGGCGAAATATCCCGTACTTATATAAAAGGCATAACCGAGGCTAATAAGGGCTTAAAAGGTTACACTTACACACATAACCGCCTAGACATAGGCGAAAATATAAGCCTACTTAAAACAGCCAATAAACAGGGCTTCACAGTAAATATAAGCACTGAAACTGAAACGGCCGCAGATAATGCAGTTTTAAACAATCTGCCAGCCGTTATAGTTGTAAAGAGTACTGAAAAGCGCCGCGCCTGGTTTACTAAGAATAAAAATAAAATCTTAGTATGTCCAGCGCAAACTAACGGCGCAAATTGTATTGATTGCCAACTGTGCCAACATAGGCCGAAAAATTTAATTATTGCATTCAAAGCCCACGGGAACCAAGCAAAAAAGATTGATAAAATATTAGATAATTTAAAATAATTATCTATTAACTATCTACTAATTAAGCCCATAACCTGGGCTTTTTTAGTGTCTAAAAATAATATAAAAATATACTATAAATATATTTATAAATCTAAAAATAAATACGATATACCAAAGCATAATCAGCCCTTAAAATATGCCTCTTATTGAGAATAGAGGCGGTCTAGTGTGTGTCATATGTGTTACAAAAATGCGCCTAGGTTCTTTTTTCCTAGTCGTGTCAAGGGTACTTTCGAGCCGCAAAATTTTTCTAGGCACAAAATTTACAATGTAGTTACAAAATCGCCCAATATAACAATCTGGTTACAAAAACTATTCTCAATAAGCAAATATTTTTCAATAAAAATGCGGAATTATACCACGACTACAAATGTTTTGCTAATGTAACCTCAAGACAGTTACAAAAAATCGCATGGCACTAATCAGTAGGTCAGAAGCAGCAAGATTAAAGAACGTAACTCCACAGGCGGTATATAAGGCGATTAACCAGGGCAGACTTACTCCTGTTGTAGATAACGATGGGAAAGTTATGTTAGATAGGGATGCTTTTGTAGAAGATTGGGAGAAGACATATCATCCTAATCAGATGAAGAAGACTAATAATTATCACAAACCAAGGCAGAAGGCAGTAGTGTCAGATATCCCTGCATATGAAGAAAGTCGTGCGAGAACGGAGCATTTAAAAGCAGAGTTGTTAGAGATAGAACGCAAGCAGAAAGAACAGCAGCTTGTAGATAGTAATGAGGTAAAGGCAACATGGTTGCAGTTAATCGCATTAGCAAAAACAAAAGTATTAGGGATACCTAGTAAGGCAAAACAACGAATACCTGATTTAGATGTTTCTGCTATGAATTGTTTAGAAGATATTGTTAGAGAGTCGTTAGAAGAAATAGCTGATACACAGGCTGCATGACAAATATCCAAGAGCTAGAGAGAGCAGCTTTAGAAGCATTTAGACCACCTAAAAAACTTAGTCTCAGTGAATGGGCTGATGAGTATGCTTATCTGTCTGTAGAAAGTTCTGCTGAAGGTGGTCGCTGGAGAACATTGCCATATCAGAAAGGCATTATGGATGCGATTACTGACCCTAATATTGAGCAGGTCACAGTAATGAAATCAGCCAGAGTTGGATATTCTAAAATTCTTAATCACGTTATTGCATATCACATACATCAAGATCCTTGTCCAATAATGATTGTGCAACCGACTATAGAAGATGCAACTGGATATTCTAAGGAAGAAGTTGCGCCAATGCTTAGAGATACAAAATGTTTACATGGTTTAGTATCTGAGGCAAAAGCAAAAGATGGTCAGAACACATTATTACAAAAACAGTTTCCTGGTGGCACGTTAGGACTAGTAGGAGCTAACTCACCTAGAGGTTTTCGTAGAGTTAGTAGACGTATTGTTCTTTTTGATGAGGTAGATGGCTATCCTGTAGGTGGAGCGGGTACAGAAGGAGATCAGATAAAGTTAGGTATAAGAAGAACAGAATATTACTGGAATAGAAAGATAGTTGCAGGGTCAACACCTACTGTTCAAGACTTTTCACGCATAGAAAAGCTATTTAGCGAGTCAGATCAGCGAAGATACTTTGTTCCGTGTCCAGAATGCGGTGAAATGCAGTATTTTGTTTGGAATAACATAAAATGGCAAGGAAATGACCTAAATACAGCCTCATATTGCTGTAAATCGTGCGGTGTTTTTATACCACACAGCAAAAAACGATGGATGGTGGAAAGAGGAGAATGGCGAGCTACTGCTCAAGGTAATGGTAAGCACGTTGGTTTTCATATATGGGCAGGTTATTCGTATTCGCCAAATGCGTCTTGGGCTAATCTTGCAGAAGAATGGCTTGCCTCTAAGGATAATCCAGAGCAGTTACGCACGTTTATAAATACTGTTTTAGGTGAGGTTTGGCAAGATGAGTACGAATCTAAGGTAGGTGCTAGTGCTTTGATGGAAAAAGCAGCTAATGAAGATTATGAAAAAGGTGTACCGCCAGAAGAAGTATTAGTAATCTTAGCTGGTATTGATACACAAGATGACAGACTTAGTTTGTCTGTTTGGGGTGCTGGTAGAAATGAAGAGTTTTTTTTATTAGATAGAGTAAAAATATATGGTTCGCCATCAAGACCAGATGTATGGCAACAGTTAGATGAAATATTACAAACACCATATACAAATGTAAATGGAATAAAAATGCGTATTGAAGTAGCTGCTATAGATACTGGTGGTCACTTTACTGATGAAGTTTATAACTATGTAAGAGAAAGAACTAAGTTAGGAATGATAGCAATAAAAGGTATAGGCAAACTTCGCAATGATGCATTTTTAAGCAAGCCAAACAAAATAGATTATGGATCTACAGGTAAAACAAGAAGAGGTAGCGTAATGTTATTTTCTGTTGCTGTTAATAAAATAAAAACGCAGATGCATAGAAGATTAAAAGAAGCAGAACCAGGTAAAGGTGCTTTACACTTTTATCCGACTATAACTTCTGATTATTTTGAGGAACTAACAGCAGAAAGAGAAATTAGAAAACAACGTAATGGATATCAGTTTGACAGGGTATGGGTAAAGAAAAGTGGTGTAAGAAATGAGGCGTTAGATGAAATGGTTTATGCGTATGCGGCATTACATCGTTTGTATCAATTATATGACCGTAGAACAATATGGAATCAGCTAGAAAAACGATATCAAAATCAAAATAGTGATTCTAAGGCAAATAGAGGTAGAATAAGACCAATGAATGTACAATCTGATTATGTTACTAACTGGTAGAGGTCATTATGTGGGTATCTGATCTTCCATCTGTTATAAGTGCAGGTGAAACTGTTAAGTGGAGAGATGAGGCAACAACTGTGCCTTTTAATCAGAATGCAACTAGTTCTGATTGGACACTTACATATTACTTAAGAACTAATACAGCAGGTGAAGGACATATAAGTGTAGGCAGTGCATATAACACAGGCTGGCAGTTTACTATTAGTGCAACAGATAGTGCTGGATTTGATGCAGGTGATTGGTATTGGTGTGCAATAGTTTCTAAGTCAGGCGAAAAATTTAAATTAGGTCAAGGTGGTCTTACTGTAAAACAACAGCTTGAATATACTGGTACACCAAGTGCAATAGATTATAGAACTACCGCAGAAACAGATTTAGCAAATATTTCTGCTGCTATACGAGCTATTGTCTCTGATAAAGCGAAAGAATACACTATAGGTGACAGAACATTTAAACGTCTTGATTTACCTGTGTTAATAGCTAGAGAAAGTCAGTTAAAAAGTATTGTCAAGAGTGAGCAACGTGCTTCACTAATAGCACAGGGGTTAGGTGATCCCAAAAATCTGTATGTTCGTTTTTAGGAGTAGAAATGGGTTTAGTTAACGCATGGAAAGGCTTTTTTACGTCAAATCAAGACATATTTGAGCAAAAACCTGTAAAAAAACGTAGAAGGTCATATACAGGAGCAAGAGTAGATAGATTATCTGCAAGTTGGGTAACTAATCAAACATCTGCTGATCAAGAATGGAAGCAAGGTATTGTAAAACTAAGATCAAACGTACATGATCTTGTTCGTAATAATAATTATGCTGCACAGGCAATAAGATATTCTACAAATCAAGTTGTTGGTACAGGCGTAAGATTACAGGCTCAAATAAGAAAACAAAGAAACAATGAGCTATATACGAAACTAAATGAGCAGATAGAAGGTCAATGGTCTATGTGGGGTAGAAAAGATAGCTGCGATGTAAGAGGTGTTTTATGTTTTTCTGAGCTAGAAAGATTAGCTGTCAGATCAATGATAGAAAGTGGCGAAAGTTTTGTAATAATGCATCGCAAACAGTTTGGCAGAAGTAAAGTACCATTTGCATTAGAGGTAATAGAAGCAGATCAGTTAGACGAGGATTACAAAGGTAAGTTATCTGATCCTACAAATGTATGGAGACTAGGCATTGA